CTGCGATTCCCGAGCGCTGCGCGCTCGGTCTTCTCCGCTCCGTCGCTCGCCCCGGGAGGGCCTCAAATTGATCAATGTCGATGCTGTTCCTGAACTCGACGTTGACGCCGTCGACCTCGACTCCGCCTCCGGCGCGGCCCAGCTCATCGCCCCGCGAATGGAGGGCCGCCTGATCACGGACGCTTACGCCGCGGTCGACGCGGCCGGACTCGTGCACGGCCTCGCGCTCCTGGCCGACCACGGCACCATGTGCGAGGTCGCGGCCGTGATGGCGATCGGCACCCCCGGTACGCCCGAGCGCCTGCTCATCACCGCCACGGTGGCGGCCTGGCGGGACGGCTACGCCTCGATCTGGCTCGACGGCCGCGAGGCCGATTACACCGTCTTCCAGCACCTCGGCGACGCCGCCGAATCCCTCGGCTGGTCCCGCGTCGCCGACCGCCCCTCGATCGCCGTAGGCGTCTCCTCGCGGTCCTGGTGGACCCTCGACCTGACCGCCATTCCCGACCCCACCGAGGAGCCCTCAGAGCTCCCCGACGCCGATTGCGGCGTCTGACCTACGCGGCCGGTTCTGAACGCCCACAGCGGCGTTCAGGCCGCCGCAGCCTCATCGGGAACGGCCGTCTTCCGCGGTGGCGGCACTTGCACGCCGCCGCCGAGTGCCACGATCGCCCTCGCCCGCCACGACTGCCGCCACGGCTCATCGCGCTCCTCGTCGTCACGGCGGGCCATGAAGCCCGCGCAGATCGCCGGGGGCGTCCCCTCCCCAAGTTCCAGGCCCGGCACCGTCCCGTGGCAGATCACGTAACTGTCTTCCGCCACAACGCGATCAAGGAACTCCTGGAGCGTCCCCGGGTCCTGGATCAAGCGCTTGGACTCGTCGGGATGCAAGACGCACGAATGGCACGGCGCCGCGCACACCCGCGCCCGGCCGGTCACGGGGTCGGTCACGTCCAGGCCCTCAGCATCGAACTCGTCGGGGTGTCGTTCCACCCCCGCATCGTATCGGCCCGGCCGCCCGCCCACGTCCTCACGGACGCCGCGGCCGGGCCTGCCCCAAGGGGTGCGGCCCAGCTCCGCACCCCTTGCCCCCACCTGCGGCGGCGCTTCGACCGCGCCGCCATCACTGCCGCGCCCGGTGCCCTCGTCCCCTCGGGGCATCGGCTCATGCACGCGGCTAGCGCCTGCCCGGATCTGGGCGTGACTGCCGCCCGTTGAGGCGGCGAATCCGGGCGCCCCGGCGCGGGGCTTTCGCTCCTTTCACCCGCGCCGGGGCTTCCTCCCTCACTCCCCGCCCCTGGAGATCCCCCCTTGGCTTCTTGGCGTCTCGCCCGTGCCCTCCAGGTCCTCAACGCCGAAATTCAGCGCGCCCACCCCGGGACCACCGTGTGGTCCATCGGGGACAGCGATCACGCTGACCGGCCTTCGGACCACAACCCCAACGCCTCCGGCGTCGTCTGCGCGATCGATGTCCTCGGCAACGCCGGGCTCGACCTCGGCGACTTCGCTGCCCATCTCGTGGCGCATCCCCACCCGGCCATCAAGTACGTCATCTACCGGCGCCGCATCTGGAGTCGCGCCCGCGCCTCCGAGGGCTGGCGCCCGTACTCGGGCTCGAACCCGCACGACACCCACGTCCACGCCTCGGTCGGCGTCGGCCCGGACGGCAAGTCCACCGGCCCCTACGACAACCAGAGCCCCTGGGGCATCGCGGATCTCGGCACCGCCCCGTCGAAGCCTTCCAAGCCCTCCACCCCCTCGACCGATTGGACCACCGCGCTCGTGGCCGACCTCTCCACCGTCAAGTCCGGCTCACGCGGCTCGGCCGTTCGCCGCGTCCAGGGCCTCATCCTCGCCTACGGCGGCACCCCCGCCGCGAAGCTCAAGGCCGCTGGCGGCCTGGACGGCATCTGCGGCCCCGGCACTGTCGCCGCCGTCAAGCTGTTCCAGAAGGCCAAGTCTCTGGCGCAGGACGGCATCACAGGTCCGAAGACCTGGACCCGCCTCCTCCTGGGGTAGCCGATGACCGATCCGATCGGGTCGGTCACCATTGGCGCGCGTGAAATCTATGACCAGCTCGTACGGCTCGGGACCGAGCTGGGCCGCGTCGTAGCCCAGCTCGCGCGCCTCTCGGATGCCGACGAGACCACCCAGAACACCCTCAAGGACCACGAGCACCGCATTCGCAACGCCGAGCGGCGGCTGTGGGCGATCCCCACGGCCGCAACACTGCTCGCGACCGGTTCCCTCATCGTCGCGATCGTGGCCCTGGTGACGCGGTGACCCACCCCAAGCCCGAAGGCGGCAAGTTGGGCCGCCACCAGAGCCTCGCCGAGCAGGCGGCCGTCGAGCTGACGCAGATCCCGCACCGCCAGGACTGGTGGGACTTCGGGGACCTGGCCCGCCTGAAACACAAGACGCGCCAGTGGCTCCTCGCGGTCATGTCCGCCCCGCAGGCGGCCGTCTACCAGGTCACCGACATCCAGCGGGTCAGGGATCTGCTCATCCTCAAAGACGCCTTTTACTCCACTTCGGAGCCTGAGCTGCTGATCAAGCTCGCCAGGGTCATCAAACCCCTCGAAGACTCCTTGCTCTTCTCCCATGTGGACAGATCGAAGGTCGGGCTCAAGATCACTCCCGTGATCGAGGGCGAGACCGGCGAGAGCGACGCGGACGCCGAGAGCGACGTAGAGGCGGCCTTCTCCTAACCCCCGGGAGCGCCCCTCGTGGCAACCGTCCAGGTGGGCAACCTGCCCGCCCAGCGGCCCCGCGATCTCGGCTGGTCGGAAATGGTCGGCCTGGCCGTCATCGACTGGGCCCAGAAGCACCTCAAGAACCCCGACGACCCCGACCAGCCGTGGCGGTGGACGCCGGAGCAAATCCGCTTCGTCCTCCACTGGTACGCCACCGACCCGAACCGCTCGCACCGCTGGGTGTGGCGCCGCGGGATCTTGCAGAGGATGAAGGGCTGGGGCAAGGGCCCGGTGGCCGCGGCGCTGGCCCTCGTGGAGCTGCTGGGGCCCTGCCGCCCCAAGTGGGACCGCAAGGCCCGCAAGTGGACCGTTGCCCGCGCCGAAAGCGCCTGGGTCCAGCTCGCCGCCGTGAGCTACGACCAGACCGAGAACACGTTTTCGATGTGCCGGGCGATGATCGGCGACCGGACCGAGGTCGACGGGATGCCCGTCGACGCCGGGCTGACCCGCATCCTCGCCGGAGCCACGAAAACGAGGAAGATCGCCCCCGTCACCTCCGAGGCGAAGACCTTGGAGGGCGGGCGGCCCACATTCGTCATCGGCGACGAGACCCACTTGTGGACCTCTTCGGACGGCGGCCACCGCCTTGCCGCCGTCATCAAGCGCAACTTGGGCAAGAGCCGCAACGGTTCGGCGCGGATGCTGGTCACCACCAACGCCCACGTCCCCGGCCTCGACAGTGTTGCTGAGCGCGACTATGAGGCGTTCCAGTCCCAGCAGGAAGGCCGCGCGAAGACCACCGGCATCTTGTTCGACAGTATCGAGTCCTCGAACCCCGTCCTCGACCTCGCCAATGAGGACGACCTTCGCGAGGCCCTGGCCGACTGCCGCGGCAACGCCGTGTGGCTCGACATCGACCGGATCGTAGAGGAAATCTTCGACCTCACGGTCTCGGTCGAAGAGGCGCGCAGGTTCTATCTCAACCAGGTGATCGCGGCCGGTGACGCCTGGGTCGAGCCCCACCAGGTCGACGCCGCCCTCACCGAGGAGCGCATACCCGCGGGCGCGATCGTCGCCCTCGGCTTCGACGGGAGCAAGGGCGGCAAGCACGCCGACGCGACCGCGCTCGTAGCGGTCGACGTGACCACCGGGCTCGTGGAAGTCCTCGGCGTGTGGGAGAAGCCCGACATGCCCGGGGCCGATGACTGGATGGTCCCCAAGGCCCAGGTGGAGACCGCGGTGGCCGCGGCCTTCACGAAGTACCGCGTGGCCGCGTTCGCGTGCGACATGTCCTATTGGGAACCGTGGATTGAGATCTGGGCGAACACCTACCGCGACCAGGTTTTCACGTCGATGGGCGCCAAGGGCCTGTTCAACTTCGACATGAGAAGCGGTCGGCGCCTGGCCGAATTCACGCTCCAGGCCGAAGCCACCGCGACCGCGTTCGAGCACGGCACCATCCGCATCGCGAAGCACCCGGCGCTCATCCGGCATTTGAAGAACGCCCGCAGAAGGCCGAACCAGCACGGGACCGGCATTGGCAAGGAGAGTCGGACTTCGGCGCACAAGGTGGATGCCGCGGTGGCGATGGTGATCGCACTCCAAGCCCGCCATATCGCCCTCGAAAAGGGCGTCTTGACGAAGTGGCGGAAGCGTACCGGTACTTTGATCGGCCTCAACTAGCCCCCTCTCTTCCCCTCGGAGGGACACCCCCTTATGGCCCTCTCGGGCGAACTCAAGAACGTACTCCACCGCTCAATGGCACGATTCTCCGATGAGCGGGCGCACTTCTCGCACCTCGAACGGTATTCGATCGGTGTACAAGATCCGCCGTATATGCCCAAGCACGCGGCTCGCGAATACCAGGCGCTCGCACAGCGGGCCGTCCTCAATTTTCTTCCGCTCATTATCGATGCCGTTGCGCAGCAACTCTATGTCGAAGGCTACCGAAAGCCGGACAGCCCAGACGATGACTCGTCATGGGAGTACTGGGATGCCAACGGCCTTGACGCCTGGCAGCACTCCGTGCACCGCGACGCTCTGACCTACGGCGTCGCCTATGTCCGTGTCTTGCCCGGTAAGAAGAAGATCCCGCAGATCAGACCCATCAGCCCGCTGTCGATGACCGCGCTCTACCGCGATCCGATCCACGACGAGTGGCCGGAGTGGGCGCTGCATGTGGACATGGACTACAGCACGGGCGAAAAGCGGTGCCGCGCCACGCTCCTGGACGCCGAGCACATTTACACGCTCGTCGGCGAGCATTTCACCGACGCCCCGGACCTCGATTCATTCACACTGGAGAAGACCGAGAAGCACGGCCTCGGCGTGTGCCCCATCGTGCGGTTCCGCAATTCCCTGACCACGTCGCCGAATGTCCCTCCCCGCGGCGACATCGAAGCGCTGATCCCCGCGCAGGACAGGTTGAACAACCTGATCCTGACCGCTTCCCTGATCGCGCAGTTCGCTTCATTCAGGCAGCGGTGGGCATCGGGTCTCGTCATTCCCCGCGACCCGGTCACGAACGAGCCGATCGAGGATTTCAATAGCGCGGTCAATAGAGTCTGGTTGGCTCCCGATCCCGATGTGAAATTCGGCGAATTCAGCGAGTCCGATATCTCGAAGATCCTCAATGCGATCTCCGAGACCATCAAGCACATGAGCGCCATTTCCCAAGTGCCGCCGGTGTATCTACTCGGGGAAATCGCCAACCTCTCGGCTGAGGCGCTCGCCGCGGCCGAAGCCGGATTGCAACGGAAGACCAGCGAGAAGCGGACCACGTTCGGGGTCGCATGGAACCAGGTGTTCCGGCTCGCTATCGCGGCGTCCACGCGAAAAACCCTTCCCGATGACGCCTACAAGAACCGGGTCATCTGGCGGGACACCGAAGCCCGCTCCCTCGCCTCCACGGTGGACGCGCTCGGGAAGATGGTCCAGATGCTCGGCATTCCGCCCGAAGGCGTCTGGGAGAAGCTCCCCGGCGTCAACTCCTCCGATGTCGCGTCTTGGAAGGCGATGGCGAAGGAAGCCAACGCGTTCGGGAACTTGATGGGCATGTTGGAGGCCGAGTCCGGCCGGGCCGGAGTCGAGAAGACCAACGCCGAAGCCAAGGGCGCCGACAACGCCAAGGCCGGTGTCAACGTGCCGGGCCAGGCCACCAAAGCGGGCGACGGCTACGGCACGCCGAGCCGCAAACCCGCCGCCGCGAAGGCGGGCGCGAAGTGACCGCGCAGGCGGTACAGCACGAGTTCCTCAGCCTGATCCGATCCGAGTCCGCCGCCACGACCCTCGACCTGATCGAGCTGTGGCCCCTCCTCGACCCTGACGACTTGGACGGCAGCTTCAGCCGGTACGCGACCGGCGCCCAGCTCGCCGCCGCCGCCCACACGCCGAAGGTGCTCGCCGCCACGGACGACTTCTTCGCCGATCTGCGCGAGATCGCCGACGTTCCCGGGGCCGTGCCGACCGGGGCCGGACTGGTCGAGCGGGCCCTGGCCGACCTCATCCAATACCTCTACCTCTCCGGCCCCGCCGCGATCAAGACCGCGCTGTCCAAGGGCTACACGCTGGAGCGCGCGCTGGAGCTGGCGCTGGTGCTCTCCTCTGGGGCGCTTCAGAAGTGGGTTATCGACGCGGGCCGCGGCCGGATGATGGACCTCGTCCGCACTGACCAGACCGCCCTCGGGTGGGCCCGCGCCTCCGCCTCGAAGAAACCATGCGCGTGGTGCCGGATGCTCATCTCCCGCGGCGCGGAGTTCAAGTACTCCGCTGACTTCGCCTACCGGTCCGAGGCCACCGCGGGCTTCAGCGCTCACCGCCACTGCCGGTGCTTCGCGGTCCCCATCTGGAAGATGACCGACGCCCAGTCCGCACAGGCGGCCGACTACTACGACGAGTACCGCGGCCAGGACTTGAACGCGATCCGCCGCGCCGACTACGCCGACCCCGAGCAACAGCACCCCAAGGCCCGCTGACCGGCCTCACTGGTCCGCAACCACCCTCAGGCCGCCAGGCGCGGCCGAACCTGTCCACGCCCAGGAGGCGAACCCCTTGTCCGACAACGCCACTGCTGTGCCCGCCGTCGAGCCCGAACCCGTCCAGGCGGCGGCCGACACCGACGACGCCACTGCGGCCGAGCCCGCCCCCGACCTCTCCGGCCTCCCCGAGTCGGCACAGGCCCAGATCCGGGCCCTGCGCAATGAGGCCGCGAAGTACCGCACCCGCGCGAAGTCCCTTGAGGACGCCAACAAGACCGAGCTTCAGAAGGCGCTCGATGCGCTCCAGGAGTCGCGGTCTGAGCTGACGCAGACGCGGACCGAGCTGGCCCGCAACAAGGTCATGGCCGAGCACGGCCTGGCCCCCGAGTTCGCCGAGTTCCTCTCCGGCGACGAAGCGCAGATGCGCGCCGCCGCCCAGAAGCT